CGCTCTTTTCTGTCAAGATGCTAGCTGGCAAAGGATTATGCTTAAAAGACAGAGACAAGTAAATACGACACAAACAATCAGCAACAACACATCATTCATTGGGAGGACCTTAAGATGAAGAAAATAGCTGTACTGTTAACGATGGCATTTTTCTGTTGTGGATGTAGCACTGTACCATACAGAGAAAGCATACTGAATAAAGTTCCTGTAGACGACGGAACAGTAGTTTACATGGCTCAGTTAGAGCTCCTCAACCATTAAGTAGACATAGTCTATAGTACCGTAACCTGAACCTGTTCTGCGACGTAGCGCGTGGTCTGCGTACGCAAAGAATCCTACCAAGATCAATACCTTGTACGCTATCTCTGCGCGAACACCAACAACACCGCTCTCTTCCAAAGCATCTCTGAACCACTTATCGGCCCCTACCTTTGTTGTTGGGAATCCCAGCCTCTCCTTCTCTTCCTTTGATAGGTAGTAAAGCAGGTCATGACCAACTCCTATGTGAGACTTCTTTAGATGAAGAAACTGCGCTCCATACTGCCAGCCAAATGGATGTGATATCCCGTCGCTGATATGATGGTAACCACACTCGTACGCAGTAAGTATCACGTTTGACATCCACTTAGGCCATTCAAACATCTCAGAGAAGGAATAAATCTTTTGGACTACATCTCTATCCTCACAGCAACCGCACTCTTCGTAGAACGTTTTAAGTGTCTGTATCTTTTCTAACGATGGAGCTCTCTTAGTCATAGGTATCTAGAGAAGACTGAATGAAAAAGAACGAAGGCTGCGTAGAAGAGCAGAAGTTTGAATCCCCACTTAAGCAATGGATTCTCTGGTCTCTTAGTCCTCATCTTTTGCCTTAGAGTCAACTTCAGCTGCCACAGAAGATGGCACTAGAGAAGGGAAAATTATTGGATCTACCTGGTGATAAGTGTGAGTTCTTTTTGGACCTTGTATGGCAAGTATCTCAGCTTTTGACATAGGGACATAATCTCTATTCTTAAGAGAACGAAGATACTCAGCCTCTATCTCATTCTTCCCTGTCCATCTGTCAGCTGTTAATGACTTGTAGTGTTCAACTTGCTGTCCTATCCATACACCACCAGAAACAAGAGCTATCAAAGTAGTAGCTGATGTTACGAATGTAAGGCCACCAAGGTTAATCTTTTTTAAGGGAGGACCAAGGGATGTTTCAATCCTCCGCCTTCTACCAGATTGACCGCCCCCAGTACCCTTTGGCTCATCTGCGAATATAGTTGTGCTCATATCTTTAGGTTACTTTTTTTTGTAACTCTTGTCAACTAATATGCTATGGATCTTTGCACAAAATCTTTAGTTGACTTAGACTTAGCCCATAAAGCAGATATCTCAGCACCGGTTAAGACGTCAGATGTCATAAATGGCTCAAATAGACCTACAGCTGTCTGATCTATTCCTCCATTATCTCCATTACTTGCAGCGTTGAATGTCAGATCATAAACATTTGTATTGACTGTAAATTGATCATTGTTTGTTCCGTCAAGAACTCCGTTGACGTAAATGCTCATATTTGTAGATGATCCGTCATAGACACACACTACAAAGTATGCCTTACCCTCCTCTACAGTGGTATTTGACTTGCAGACATGGTCTGTTCCATCAGATTCCTCCATAAGGAAGTCAAACCGATTTACAGGAGTCGTCAAATCAATCAGCAAAGCATAGTTGTGATTGTTCCCTGACGGAGAGTCTCCACCTATTCCCTTGCTAAGAATCCATTCATTGTTGTCAATCGCATGCTGCCTAAAGACAAACATGCCAAATGAGAAGCTGTCAGACGACGTGAAGTTGAATTCAGCCTCATTAGGATGGTGCAGGTAAGCCTTCTCGCTAAGAGCGACACCACGGCCCTTCTCGCAATACGTAGGACCAAGTATGTCTCCACACACATCAAGATCATACGTGTCACTAACCCTTAATGTGAAATCATTACCAGCGCCTGAATTGTCAACTAAATTTGTTCCTGTAGTCTCTCTTAGTGGAAGATAGAACAATAGATTGTCCAGATTCTGTACAGCGTTCGAAAACACTTCATTATCTGGGTGTGCTGTAGCATTGAAAGTCGCCTTTACTACGTTATGAGGACCTTCACTCTCTCCTCCTCCAGCGTTTCGTTCAGCAAACCATATAACACCGCTCTCTACAGGATCAAAATCTAAACCTTGAGAAGACTTTCTCAGAGTTGCTGATCTCTCCCATGTAGGTTGTAGCATCCTTCCAGCACGTACAAAGTTGGTCTCACCCTCCCATTTGTACACGTCAACAGTATGAGGCCACTGAGCGCTATTGTGAACCGGGCAGAACAAGTGACCGTCATGCCATGCTGCATCCTGATAATACCGCCCAACATCGTTTGGGTAGTCAAGGAAATGATCAGAGATGAATGTAAAGGATGAGTTATATACACTAACCGTTCTAGAGTTATGGTAGACAGCAAGAAAGTTTGTTCCAGCCGCTCCTCCCCAAGCTCCACCTTCACATTCTTTGGTCTGAACTGTATGAGTAGCAAGATTGGTTAGAGTGACAGGATCATACTCCATTATCCATCCGCCATTCCCATTCTGAGATCCTGAAACGTGGTCATTGACACCAACGTAAACAACGCCGTCTTTGTATTCCAGGCCATTAATCTGTGTGGCATCACCTGGAAGATCTGCGATGACGTCATTAGAAGCTACTATAGTCCATGACGAGTCATAACGCCTTAGCATCATATTATGGTTGTTTGATGCTGGATCAGTGTCTGGATCATCTCCTGCTGTAGTCCAGAAGTTGGTACCATCTGTACACACACCTTGCTGAGCCCCTACATTCAGCCCTGGCCTGGAGTCGAACTCACAGAAGAACGTTCCTGCTGTAACAGCCTCACATGAAGATAACAGAGCAGCAATCAGATATGACGGTAATGCTTTAGAGTATTTCATCAGTCATTAAATCCCAGTGTAACCAATAATCCTTGTGGAGCAGATGTCGACACTGCGTCGCAATCAATCCTGATAAGATCATTCTCGGCAACATCATCATTTGCTGTGTCTATAACAGCAGGAGTTGCAGCAGTATCCGAGCCAGTCTCTGCTGAATCTATTGTCAGCTTTGTAGTCAACATGTCTGCAGCTTGTGTCAAGTTGTGGACTTGGATATCTGTTGTTCCAGTAGTTCCTGCAGTGATAACTTCAGCATGCACATCAACCAGATTCATACCCGCCAGAGACGGATCAATGTGAAAGTACATCTTGCCGTCACCCACAGTGACCTGTGTCGTAAAGTCAACAATTATCATCTGAACACCCTTACGCCTGTTGGTAATCGTAGAGCCATCTCCTACAAATGATGTTGCAGTTATGGACCCAGCCACTTCCAACTTGTTAGATGGACTTGTAGTCCCTATCCCGACATTCCCAGTTCCACCGTCAGCATAGATGGCTTGCGCATCAGTATCTGTTTCAACACGGAAGTTGATATCCAACCCTCCTTGATTGAGTACAGTAGAAGAGCTTGAGAACTGATGCGTTAGAGCTCCATTATGACGTATTTCTAGATTATCTACTCCATTCCACCTTACATCATCAGTTGCATCACTTGAATTCTCAAAGTCTCCATGTACAGCTGTAACTGTTGCAGTACCAACCACTTCGAATGCTGAAGCAGGAGACGATGCGCCTATTCCTACCAGGCCACTCAATCCATCTATATAGAGAGCATGTGGACTAGTTGTAGACTCGATTCTGAAGTTGATATCAGCACCAGTCTCATTGAAAATTGTTGAGTTGGATAAGAACCTATGATTGACAACAGAGTTGTGCTGAATTTGAAGAGTATCAGTAGTTAGCCACGAAATCTCATCATTAGAGTCTCCGGGATTCTGAAGCATCCTTCCAGCAGTAGACTCAGTATTTGTCCATGCCGTGAAAGAAGGATCAGCCTCAACTCCACCAGGCACTGCAACAAAATTACTTCCATCAAGTTTTGTGATAGAAACCCATGAGTTGGAGAACATCGTAGCGTCAGATGCATGAGCTGTGTTTTGAGCCCATTGAACAACAAGGTTGCCAGCTGTAGCACCAACGTTCACAGTTCCTCTGAAGAACTTGATCCGTCTTGATGCAGTCCCTCCAAGTGCTTGGAATTGTGTTGCTGTCAAATCGTTCTCAGTAAGCACAGAGGATGATGGACCATTACCTCTAACTGTTGCTCCAGAAGGAGCAGTAAACTGAATCTTCATATCAGCACTAGCATGAGCTGCTATCAATAGATGAGCATCCATTCCGTATGAAGTGTTAGCCTCTAAAGGTATTACAAGCTCATCATCATCTTGATATGTTGTACTATTGTTAACAATCTCATCAGAAGCTTTTGCAACAACGACAATGCCAGAAGCGCTTCCGCCACTAGGAAGACCAGTAAGACCTGATCCATCACCAACAAAAAATCCAGCAGTAACTGTTCCAGTAGTAACCAAGCTTGATATGTTTGTGACCGAGAAACCTGCACCATCAACATTGTTTGTCATAACATGGTCCCACCCTCCAGATCCACCTGGTAGACCAGTCAGCCCAGAACCATCTCCTACAAACGCAGTTGCTGTAACAGTACCTACCACTTCCAATTTAGAAGCTGGTGTAGTAGTGCCAATACCCACTTCGTCAGTCCCACCGTCCACATATAAAGCTTGTATATCATTATCAGACTCAACCCTGAAATTAATATCAAGCCCACCTTGATTAAAAACGGTAGATGCTCCGCTAAATTGATGGTTAATGGCTCCATTGTGCCTTATCTCCAAATTATCTACACCAGTCCATCTCAGATCATCAGTTGCATCAGACACATTAAGCAGTCTGGCTAATACGTTGTCCGCAGTTATATCACCATCAACATGAAGTTCTGTTGAAGGAGTTACAGTTCCTATACCAACGTTTCCAGTCCCAAGGATGGTCAACCTGGCTGCCCCGTCATTTGATGTAACTCCAGTTGCGCCAGTTGCGAATTGTATATCTTGAGGACTTCCTGCTTTAATCTCGAAATACAATGAATCAGAAAGCGAGTCTGTGAATTGAACACCTGCATCTCCAACAGTTCCAATTAATGCTCTTACTCCACCACCATCTTGGGAAAGCTCAAATAGAGCGTTGTCGTTTTCGCCAGAATTATTCGAATCAGCTGCTAAAAGAATAGAAGCATCTGCAATGTTAGTTATGGTAAGAGACCCAAGATTTTCAATATTGAATCCTGCTCCAGATACAGTTTGAGTCATGGTATGATCCCAGCTTCCAGAACCTCCTGGAAGACCTGTCAGTCCTGAACCATCACCAACGAATGCTGTTGCTGTAACAGTGCCCACAACTTCCAACTTGCTGGCAGGAGTTGTTGTTCCAATACCAACTTCATCTGTTCCGCCATCTACATACAATGCAGATATATCGTTATCCGTCTCAACACGGAAGTTTCTATCTTCTCCAGCCTCATTAATGATAATAGAAGATGAATAAATATCTATCATCCTCACATCATCAGTTAACATTCTAATTCCTTCAGGAGATGATGTGAAAACAAGTCTATCAGTTGGGTCAAATGTGCTATGCACATCACCAACCTGAGTATGGCCGTCTTCAGCAACTCTAAAGACTACACCGTTCTCTTTATTAGTGATTTGAAGCATAGCTCCGTCAGTGGTCATTGTTCTCAAACCACCAATAGTTGCTATAGGCCCATCCTTTGATCCGCTATTAAATACAGCCTGTTCCCCGTGCTGACCATAAAGCTCCCATGGGTTAGAAGCGACAGGAAGCATTCTTTTCCCATTAGTTATTCTGTCCAATACAATCCAAGGACGTGTTGGCTTGAATGATGAAAAATATGGGTACAACTCAATATGATCAGAGTTGTCTAGATACATGACTCCAGACTGATCAGCATTAGCTACTCCACGAGGCTTCCACCAAAAGTTTTCTGTTTCAGGACCCTGCCATTGAAGAGTCCATGATCCATTTTTTAACTCAAACATCTGAGCCACATTTTCTGGATCATTCTTTGAAGACCACACTCGAAGTGGATTAACAGTACGACGGTCAAAAGCAGCCCAAGGAACGTTGTTTGATATCCTGCTATCTCCAAAATGCACCCCTTGAGATCCTAGATCAAACTCAACCCAAGCTCCATCTATAGAGCCAGTACTTACCATCGTTCTTGGATTTTTTGTGTCTCCACCAAACGTTGAGTCAAACCTTGTATAAAGCAAAGCAAGCCCGTCAGTAGTATCTATATCGATAATATCATTTAGGTATAAGCTGTTCGTTGAAGTTGTTTGAACAGCAGAATATATGTTTGTCATTTCAATTACAGGCTCTGTTCCATCCATAACAAAGAAACCAGTAGAGTTAGTGTAAAACCTATGATCACCAGCCTCATGCTTAATGACGCCAACATGGATATCACTGTTGTTTGTAATTGCAACATGACCATGGACAGGGAATAAGATCTCATCCCTCAGCAAGCCTTCTCTCATCTGTGGATATGGACGGCCATTATCTTGAGAGTTGTGAAGCCACAACTTATCATCACTCCATGTTGCACCACTATCTGTACTAAATCTGTAAATGTAGTTACTAGTTCCAAGCCTCTGCATTAGATACATCCTGTCCTTCAAAGGAGCCATGTTGCAGTAGGTTACAACATCATCATTTGTGAGGCGATATTGCGGAATATCGAGATCTGTTACATCAGCCCAATTTGTAAAGACTCCAATCTGGACAGTTGGGCCACCATTATGACCAGTTTGAGCAATCCAAATATTTGTTCCGTCATGATACACAACAGGTGAGTTATGGGAATCGTGACCCCACTTGTCACCTGTGAACTTCACATCAACAGTGTTAGAGGCTATGCTGTACCTTGCAACATACTGGTCATTTGTGTACCCGACATATCCGAAATAGACATGAGAATCTCTCTCATACACAGTAGGCCAATTCCAATCCAACCAAGCAGCAGGGGTTCCTACCTGGATTACATCACCAATAGCTCCAAGATTGAGATCTGTAAGTAATGCACCACTACCAGCAAGATTCGCATTTACGTTAACATTGCTTGAAATAGTTCCAGACTGAATAAAGTTGTCGAAGTTGAGAGTGCCAAACAAGCTATTAGTTGACAGCAAGCCGCCAGAAGGAGAGTCTTCTACCTCTATGCGCCCTTGCGCACCCCATACTATCCCATCAACTGAATTAGTGAATCTAAACTCAGACCTGTAACTGTCCGGCTCAAGGTTTAGCTCTATACGAAAATCAAAATATCCAGTTCCAGATCCAGTTGAAGGGAACTGCCATGAAGTATTATCAGTAGAATTGGTGAAGATATGCATCACACCATCCCAACCAGTAAGATTTGTGAACAAAATACCGTTTTCCTTAAGGATTGTTCGGTAGGTAGGCGTAGATCCAGCAAATGCAGCTGGTATCTTCCACTTCTTTTCTGGCTTCTGTGAATCCAAATCCACTTGGAATGTTGGGGCAGAAACAGCACTGCAGGCAAAAGCCATTAATGCGACTAATGCTAACAGTATCATTATTGTTGCAGCTAGGTTTTTCATGTGGTCACCTTTATTCGATGTAAAGAAATGGTGTCGGCCCTTCGTCCCATTTAACTATGGATTTTGACAGCCTTCCGGCAGACGTAAAATTTGCAACATAAGTAGATCCAGCCTTAACAGCATATGTGCAATTAGCTCCATTTGGCCCTGCATTAATTTTTGGCTCTATAGGTTCTAATGTCTCTATTGGTAAAGTTGATATCAACATATTTGTAACAGACCCTACATCCACAGTAGCAACGAGAGATGAATTTGTAAATCGATTAAACACTCCGTCACCTTCCGGCCAAACATTTGTTATAGCTCCATGAGCATCGGTCACACATGTATCAGATGAAACTGTGAATACATTTGCTGTCTCAACCATATTATAAACTATATACCCTGGAGAATAATTTGTTTGCCCTGACTGAGAAATTACTGACTGGTATGTTATCCCATAAATATTATCTGTAAGAGCTGGCTGACCATCATTAATCTCTATTAAATCGTTAGAACCTCCTGGGCAAAGAGCAAATGTCATAGATACTCTATATTTTGCATTGAAAATACCTGTGAATAAATTTGTGTGAACAGAATCATGCCCATTAGTGTATGTTGCAAGATATGAAGGAAATTCATCAGCCCATGTTTGAGAAACATTTTCATGAGTGAATGTACATACATTTGATGAAAAGATAGTCCTGCCATTAATAACTGTATTATAGTTGGTCTCTACAACATACGAGTCCTCTTCACCCGTCCATTTCATTGCATCAATCATGGCTTTCAATGCATCTAGAGTTTTCCTGCTCACCCACCATCCGTCAGCACCGGTTTCTCCATTGGTTATTCCAGTAGCACCACCAATTATTTCATCTCGTCTTGTAGAATTGTACACAGGCATAGATGTATTGGTTGAAAAATGATCATCAAAGAAGATTCCTCCAGCATCAGCCTTGTCAGGGTCAATGAAAGAGTTAAACATCAAGAAACATTCATCCTCTATATCCATAAGATGGGTTCTGGATACCCACAATGGAGCATTTGTCATCTTGTTGGTCCACTCAACACCATTGATGATTTCATACCTTTCACTCAATGCCTGATTCAATTCATAGACACTTTGACCACTCACAAACCAATTAGATGCTGCTGGCCATAAGTTGGATGACCATTGTGCGTTTACATCAAGTTGGAATAAAAACAGGAGGCAGAAATATATTATTGCCTGGCGCATTATGCACGTGCTCCAAAGTTAATACACCTGGAGATGTACCTAAATCCAGATGAACTGTTATTATCGGCTTTAGTAGCGCTGCTGATGTATCTACTGCAAGATCTAAGGCCATTTCTGCATCTGTTGCATGGAATAAAGGCAGTGGCACTGATACTACATTCGTAGACAGAGTATACCTGATGACAAATACATAGTACCCAGTAGTATCTATATCTCTCTCGACCTCAGTAGAGGGGGTATACAAGGTCTTTGCTGTGCTAGTGATAGGGTCATATCCATGATGCTCAACATAACCCTTTCTTAGAGTCACTTTTGCATCAGTTGATACAGTCGGCTGGGTTAGTAGCCAACTGAAAGAATACTTGCTAAAATCTTGTCCGCTGCCTCTTCTGCCAGAGATCACCATGGCATCACCAGTGGTGTCGATGTTTATGCCGTTCTGACCACGAGCATTATTGATGAGCTCAAGTACTCGGGACACATCATTTACAAACTGCTTAGGGACAACGACAAAATCATCTACTGCTGAATACTGCCCAAACTCACTATTTGATACATCACCCATTACGAATCCGACCACGAAGAGAACAGCTTCAACACCTGTCTCTCAATTATCTTTCCTTCTCCAGGAGCACCATCAATAAACTCATGGGACGCTATAATCCATGTTCCTGTAGCTGTTGCTGTAGTTCCATCTGATATCTTTGCGCTTGGGCTCACTATAGTAGAGCCTGTATCAGCAGAGATTGCAGTTATTGCAGCATTCTTTGAGAAATGAATTTGAGTTCTTCTGAAAGTCTTATTCTCTCTCTCCTGCTGCTTGGTATTCTCTTCAGTGCCATCAGTAGACACCTCCCTATACTCGATAGACTCAGCCCAGCTATCCAGCTTATAACCATCACTCTCTCCACCAGTTACAGCCATTATGTTATACTCGCCGCTCCTATCTTCTTGTTTAGCTCCTGAATACCTTCAGCAGTCTTTGCGATATTCTTCTTGTTCTCCTTTGCCGCAAGCTCTTCAACTGTTTGACCAAGGTTTGAGGATCCAAGAGACCTGCTTATATTCCTGATCGAAGTTGCTCCTCTATTGAATAGAGATATGTCTCCAATATCTATAGCTGACTCAGTAGGACTCGCTGCAATTTCTTCTCGGACCAAAGATGGTATGGAGATATCCTCCACAACTTTGCGGAGTCTTTCCTTTTGCTTGGCCTTATTATCTTCCTTGGCTACCTTGTCCTTATTCTTGGCAGCTATAGCATTGACAGATACAACATCACCTTGAGCTAAAGCATCAGCTACCACTTGGTTACTATCTGCCAATCTCTGCTCTCTACGCCTACGAGCATTCTCCCTTGCTTCAGCAATACGACTCCCTCTTTGTTCCCTTGCAGAGATCCTCTCACCAACTTGTCCTCTTGCAATTTCCAATGCCTCTGAAAAACTTGAACCTGCTGACAGAGCTCCAAGTATAGCGGAGAAGCCTGCTATCCTATCTCCAAAGCTTTGCAGGACACCACCAACAGAGCCGATGGCCTTCATTGCAAAGTCTGCCCATTCACCCCAAGCCTCTGCCCATATCCCTACCGCATCAGTAGCATCAAGGATAAGGTTCTCAATAAGAGTGATCCCGTCACTTCCATCACCTGTAATACCTGAGACAGCCTCTACCACAGCTTCTTGAAGATCTCCCCACCTTCCCTTAAGGGCTTCAAGTCTTTTCCCAAGGTCTTCAGAGTCTTCAGCAGCTAGCGCAAAACCTTCCTGGCCCTGCTTAAGGACCTCATTGAACTTCCCTTGAGTGTCGAGAGATTGATCTACAACTATGCCATATCTACTAAGTGTTTCAGTTTGTCCATTCGCTGATTTGGTAAGCAAATCGAAAGCTGTTGGAAGCTCTACACCTATTTGGGAAGCAAGCCCAACAGCTGCAATTGTAAATTCTTCTATTGCTGCTGGATCTAAACCTTTGCGCAGAGCCTCTGATTGAAGACCAAGTAAATCCTCATCTCCTATACCTGTTATATCCTGTATCGCTGATGCAAACTTCTCTAATTCTGGGACTCTTGACGAAGCGTCAACACCTACTTGCTTGAGAGCCCTTGAAACATCACCTATCGCACGCTGCTGCTTAAGGAATTTTGGGATAGACAAGCCAACAAACGTAGCAATACCAGCTGATGCAGCTGCAAAAGCGCCAACGAATGCCTTGCCAATACCCTTAGCTATGTCCCCAGCCTTGCGACTGAAAGCTTTTAGACTTCTCTCAGATTCTTTGAGACCTTTTTCAGTCTCATCCTCTGTTCTAAGCCTGTATTTTAGCTCTTCATCCGGCATCGCATTTCTCCGCTATGATTTGCTGCTCTCTTTTCCACATCGCTCTATCAGCTGTCATGTATTGAGAGTAAGGATTCTCTGTATCTTTTATCCCCTGCTCTCTCGCCTTTCGAATAAACATGGCATCAACAAGCATTGTCGCCACTTCATGAGGGACATGCCACTTCCAATAGTTCAAGCTTTTGCCATACTGAGAAATAATACCATCGTAGAAGGGGATCATATTAAGACCTTTTGGCTCATCGCCTCCAGATGACGATGATAGTAGAGCTTGAAAAACAAGTGCCAAGTGGTCCATGCTGAGAGGATTCTTCCTCATCCACTTTTTTACAGCCTTGACAGCCAGTTTTTTTGTGCATAGTTCGTAAAACACTTCCTGATCATAGGAATGTGCCATAGCGAACCCTATAGCATACTGGCCAATAACTGATCCTTCTGGAAATGCGTCAGCTGCTACTTCTTGGAGCCACAGAAGAGCTCCACCTGTGAGCCTGCGGAATTCAATGCCAGATACAACAAAAGGAAGGTCTAATAGTTTCGCACATTCATCACAATCTGATGGACATGTAACTTCTTCACCAAGCAAGTGGAGCTCTAATACCCGTTCAAAGTCCTCGTATAGATCCCATGTCAAGCCATGGTCAAGTTTAGACTTCTCAATTGTCTGCTTTGCCAGATCGTTTAGCGGCTTTGGTTCTATCTTCAGCTTCATCTTCGTACACCGCCTTATCTATCTCTACATTTCGATCTGATTGCTCCATACAGCTGTGCTTGCCGTGGTAGAACACTTGCTCTGGCTCTTTCTTCTCTTTTGATGCCATCTTCTTAACCTTTCTTAGATTTTATCAATATAAGTGTAAGCAGAAACCGTGAATTGATCACTCTCAGTGTTGCTGTCAGAGTTTTCGTTAGAATCTACAAACCATGCAGCACCAAAAGTAACATCTCCAGAGACTCCAAAACCAGTGATCGATACTCCCACTCTACATCCAGAGTTTTGACCCTGGAAGTGATCACCTTCTGCTCCTAAATCGTCTACATGATTCCGCACAGCAATATCATACGTTGCAGACGACGGCTTGCTCGTAGCAGCAAATGTGATTGCATATGTGGCCAGTGCGGCCATATCTGTTACTGGAACTCCTACACCCTGCCCATCAGGTATGGCTGGAGCTACATTGAATGTTGCAAGATTTCCTGTCGTGTGCGGATTGGAGGCATGATTGTGAGCAGATCCAGAAAGAACAGGATACCCAGCATTGCTAAATGCAAGCGACAAGGTGTCAATAAATTTCGAATCAACCACTTCTCCAAACGTTGTTAGAACAACACCAAGATCAGTCTTAATGCCGTTTGTGGTTCCGCAATGCTGATAGTTGTAAGGATACCTTGTAATAATGTTCTTAGGGTCACTTACGCATGCATTATCACCATCTGCAGCTGTTACTTCTGGACGTGTGCTCTGATCCACGATGGTCGAGCTACTCTGAGATGAGAACTCGGCACCGAGGTTTAGTATGTCTGTTGCTTCAATAGCCATTTTTCTATCCTCAGAATAGTTGTGTGTTGTCGTATATCAACATGCATTGCATGCTTATTTGTATTTCTGACTCACCAGGAGCCAAATTGAAAAACTGTGGTGTCTGAACATTTGCAAACCATTCTACATTCGTGCCTGAAAGGGTGTGCAGGCCATTTGTGTCTGCAAATAGTTTCAGCATCTGCCCTACGATATTTTGTGCATCTGCATATTCTCCATAGATGCCTGTTATATTGTACAACGCTTCCCCATGAGAGTAACACCTATTCGGAACAAGGCCGGCATCAGCAGGAGCTGTGAGCATCGCCCAATAGGAAACACATCCGTCAGGCTCTCCGCCAAGAAAACAATCCTGACCATCTATGCATCCTGTAGCTGTAGCTAGACGATTGTACACCGTCTGTTCAGCCATAATAAAACCATTGGAATGATCAACCATTACAATTTGTCCAGTACTCTTCTAATCTCTGACTCAAAGACCTTCCTGATTGCTGACAGCTTGGTTTGAATTGCTCTCGATATAAACTTCTCATCAGCTTGAGGACCTTTCGCCACTGTTCCTACACCCCTATTATGCCAATCAACCCCTTTAAAGTCATGTATTTTCCTTGCATAAGATCCAGCTTCTGAATTACTTGGAACTCCAATATCTACATACTTTTCGTTCACTTCCATAACTCTTATAGATCTCTGCAATCCACCAGGAGTAACCTTCTGCTTTGTTTTACCACTTTTATTTCTCTGTGCTATTTGAGATTGCTTAGGAGATATAGGCGCGTTGTTCCTGGCTTCTGATTTTACTATCTGCCCTATTCTAAAGTTGGCAACACGAACTCCTGCTGGAGTTAGACGACGAAGCCTTGCAATGTCAGTCTTAACTTTTTCATCAGCTATAGATGTGTCCATAATGTATGTGGTCATTATTTCCTCTTCACTGTTGCCTGAGCTTTTATTGAAGAGTCTTTCTTCCCTGCACTCTTGATCACGCCTTGATCAGCATCAGTCTTCACATCATCCTTGGCACGAGCTTGGACTTCATCAGCATACCTATTCCACTCTTCAGGAGTAGGCTTTGATGGATTCTTTAACTTGGATTGAGACTCAACCCGTGACTTCTCCAGATCCATATCCACATATGCGTGTGAACATACACAGTTTGGGTGCCACACGCCTGCATCAAGCGCGTCCTGTAAACTTGGGAAGTCTTTATTCGCACCAGAGATAGAGATGATAACGCCCCTCCAACGAGCACATATAGGGCAAGGCTGACTTCCACCCGTAATCTCTGCCAAATCAAACCTTATCAAATCTTCCTTCTTCCCTGTCTGTTCAAACAACTCTACACCTGCAGAGATCATACTCTCCTTGTATGCCTCCCTGGAGATTGTGGCCGGTACAGTTCGAGCAACCATGTTGAAATAGTTGTTCTTGGTCCATCTCTTGCCTGACTTGTCAATGAATTTCCAGGAATCCAAGGCTTTTGTATCTGAAAGAGGAGATACAGCCTCTCTCATAGCTTTTGAGATCTGCGCAGATGTTAATCCGGTAAGAGCCGCTTCAGCCAATACGCTTGATACGACTGTTCGGATTTGACGTATATCAGACCTGGCCATATTTGTTGTTTTCACAGCTGCCAATGGAGTAGCATTAACGCCTTTGCGACCTCCATCAACTATTCCTATCTCACGAAACCAATCCGAGACAAGATCATCGCTGAACTTGGGTATCAATGCGCTGGAACTAGGTAAGGACGACTGTTTAAGGTCATTCTTCGCAACCTTACGAAAGGAAGTAGATGTCCTTACAACACCGCGCTTAATTATTTTGTCTATTTGTTCCGCCATGATCTCGTATTCTCGGATTATACGATCATAAAGCTTTCTCTGCTCACTCCTGCTTGCAGCAAAAGATCTTTTCTTAGCTGCATCAGCAATAGCTGCTTGTATTTTATCCCTCGACTTCAATAAGACAGGAATAAAACTTGACTTATGCCAGTTTACTTCCTCCCTTAAATCTTTCAAAGGTTCTTCCATTTTAACCTCTAATTACATGTCTTCCACGAGACGACCACCCCATGTACCGACGTGCTTCTGTGCTTATAAAGTTAGGATCTCCACCTTCTTCACGAAGCTCTTTAATCCTTTTCCCTGCCCATTTGGGTGCGGTCTTCGTACTATCAGCTACCGCATCGCTATGAATCAACATATGCAATGCCTGCTCGTAAACAGCCAGGTCTTCTCTGGGCCAGTCGGAAGGGGTGGTTGTATCTTCATCAATCAAGTCAGACTGTGCGGCAGGAGAGTCACCGGTGGATGTTCTCCTTACATGCGCTCTCTCCTGCCCAAGTCTTCGTATGGAATGCTGTATGGCTCCTTCACGGTCCTCAGTGTCAAAAGCGGCCCAAAGGCCTCCCAAGACATGATTCCGAGGCTCGAAGTAATCATCTGCTAACTGTCTTGTAATCGCCATAGCATCACCTGTTACTGTAATACGTTGTCACCATGAGCAACTCTGAATACTCGATCTGACTGATACGTTTTGTAACCAGCAATCAAGCGTCCACGAACATAGTTTTCCCAACCATCTTTATCTCTTAGCGTCTCAATTAGATCTGGCGTTAGCACGTTAATCGCTATACCCTGCCCCTTCACCCCAGCAAGACCTTGATCTATACCAGTTAGATTAGTGAGGTTCCTAGACATGAATACATCGATTCCAAACACATTTGCTACAGCACCATTAACACTAACGTCATCACCAATATCAGTTCCTTTATCAGCGAACCATATCCGCAATGCTTGAACCATACTTGGATTGACGATAATATACCTTCCTCCTCCAGGAAGATCTGCGCTATCCATATTCTCAGCCAAGGAAGAGAAGAAGTCTGGAATCCCAGACGCATCCGCTCCCACTGTTGTAGGAACTCCAGTAGTACTGGACCAGTTGATAAAATCACCTAACGCAGCAGCGTCAAACTCATTCCTTAACTGATACCCACCACGTTGAGAATACAAAGCCTCCCATCCCTCCATAGACTCTAAGACGTCTCTATCTGGGATGATTATCCCAAATGTCTTGTCCACGTTATGCGTGAAGCTCTGATTCGTGTCTGTAACTTGTGAATATGTAATTGCAGTGCCAACGGCAGGAGTATCTTGAGTAGTGACTTCACCAATTCCAACTATTCGGTAAGTATCTGCACCATCAGTTTCAATTATATCTCTGTTGGAGACACCAACAATAGTACTCGTCTTCTCAAGAAGCGTTACTATTGTGGCAGCCCACAACTCTTGTTTTAGGTTTACAACAGCCATGACTTACTCCTTTCTTTCAGCCGGGCTCTAGAGCTGGAGGGATTCAACCTGTATGGGAACAGGCACAGCTCGTAGAGCCCAACCAAAACACTTACGCAAGCACTTGATCTTCGAACGAAACGTCAAAGACACGAGCAGCGGCATAAGTCTTGTATCCAGCAATCAAACGACCACGGATATAACTATTCCACTCATCCTTGTCTCGGAGCATTTCAATTTCCTGAACACCAAGTACATTTGCAGCTACACCTTCACCATACACGCCTGCACGACCGTGAACAGTAGTAGTAACTGTCGTTAGATTTCGGGACATCAGAACGTCCATTCCGAAGATCCTGGTCACGAAACCATTAATGCTAACCTGATCACCAAGGACAGTGCCCTTAGCAGCAAGCCACAGACGAGTGGCCTGGATTACGTTAGGATTAACGATGACATAACGTCCTTCAGGAGGAAGGTCTGCGCTGTCCAGCTGCTCTGCGATCGAGGAGTAGAAGTCTGGAATTCCAGAAGCATCAGTTCCAACGGTCGTAGGTACGCCAGTAGCGTCAGTCCACGTTGCATGATCACCAAGAGCAGCGACATCAAAGTCATTGCGCAACTGGTAACCGCCACGTTGAGAATACAACGCTTCCCAGCCAGACATAGACTCTAACTTGTCTCGGTCTGGAATCACAATCCCGAACGTCTTGTCCAAGTTGTGAAGGAAGTCAGTATTCGTGTCACTAACTTCGGAGTATGTGATTGCTGTTCCAACTGCAGGAGTATCCTGGGTTGTCACTTCTGCCGTGCCAATGATGTGGTATGTATCCGCACCTTTGCCACGAACAATATTTGTGTTGGAGGTAGCCATTGCCGTACTCGCTTTTTCAAGCAAGGTGACAATAGTCGCCATCCATAGTTCTTGTTTTAGATTTACGACTGCCATGATCTAGCCCTTTCGGTTATTCTATTTGTTCTGCTGCAGCCCACATCTTATCGATGTCTTCTACAGTACGTTGTTCTTTTGGTTTGCTAACTATTTGGTTCACCACTTCAGATGAGTTTTCAGTTGGTTCTGACACATTATTTCCAGGCTTCAAACCAGTACCACTGCCACCTTCTGCTCTTACCAGCTTTGGGAAGCTTGACTTGAGATCTTCAACAGCAGACAAAGCTTCTTCACCTGACAAGTCATCCAGATCCGCAACGCTCCTTTGAAGCGCAAGATATCCAATCTCACGAGCCTCTTGGTCTACGAAATCAACTTTACTTAGTAATGACTCGTAAGCGTAGTCTCTTTGGATCTTATTCTTTTCAGCTTCAAGTGACTGTGCTTTAGCCTCAGCTGCTTCCAATTTCTTGGAAAACTTAGCCAATTGTCGCTCAAGCTTCTGAGCTTCACTCTTCTTTCCAGTACTAGTGTCTTCAAGCTGCTCTCTAAGCTCTTCCAGCTCTGCTTCCATTTCTTCAACCTTAGCAGCACTTGCTCTGGTCGCTTCTTTCTCAGCCTTGCGTGCAAGAGCAGCAGCTTCACTTTTAGCCTTGGAAACATCAGGCTCATTGTAGTCACTCAGAAAAGAAGTTTCCTCTTCTGATAACTCTTCACCTGATACAACTTTCGCTAATATGTCTTTTATCTTCATCCACTCATCCTTTGTTCGTCTCCACTGCTTTTTCGCCGTGTGGGTTTAGGCGTCTCGGGCTAGTCCCGGAGTAAAATGTTTAATCTGTCTCCTCTTGTGAAAGATCGTTCTCAACAACCACTTCAGCGGCTTCAACAACAGCGCTCTTAGGAGGACGGCCACGCTTCTTCTTTGCTGGCTGATTCTTTGCCGACTCTGTCTCAATCGTTTCCTTGTTCATTGGAAACAATGAGTTGATATCGTTGATAGCACCTTCAGTAAGACCGTTGCTCTTGATGTACGCTTCAATCTTTTTAACCTTGTCTCTTCTTTCTTCCTTGGTCATCTGTCAAGCCTTTCTTTATTGATCTTCTGAATCTTCTGTTAAATCTATTACTTCGGCGTCTTCAATCTCTTCAGCAGACAATATGATAGGTGGAGGAAGAGCCTCCTCTGCCATCTCGTCAAAAGCTGTAGATATATCTTGCCAAACATCATCATCTACCTTCAGAAGCCCTACTTCACGCGCCTTCGCATATGCAGATCTACCAAGCTCTCTTACTGCTTCACGAGGAGCTTCCAATCCAGACAGGCCAATGTAAGACTTCATCTCAGACTCAAAGTCTTGGGTGTCAAATGACCTTGAGTAAATTGGCTGGTAATCTTTAAAGTTAGGGTCAATTACCTTAGTCATCTGCACTAGTTTTGTTTCAGCTTCCTCAAGCATGTCAGCACGAGATCTAAGAACAGACTCAATATCAATACGCTCTATCTTTTTAGCCTCTGCACTCTCTACTTGCCTGGATTCACGCTCAAGGGCATCACCCAACACTTGCCAGAAATCCCTCTTCATAGCATCGATGTCTTCACGGAGTATCTTTAGATCAGCAGCCGTAGGCGTTATGTACCTTGTGATCATCTTAGTGTCAGAATCTTCTTCAATTGGATATTCCAACCCAAGAATACGATCAGCAGCTTCATCAAAACTCATGTTCGCTTTGCTTGCAGTCTCTTGCAGAGTCCCTGAAGGAAGAATCAGCTGAGGATATACCTGCTTGAACAGTGACTCGTGATTCGCACTAGTTAAGTCAAGGATTGATCTTTGGATACTCTCCAAGTCATCAAATGCTATTGCTTCTGGAGACACATTGCCAACCGGGATGAATGGAACCATAGGAGGAGCATTTAATGCCAAGTTCTCAGCAACTATTTCATCCTCACCGTCAAACACATACTGGGTTACAACGCCTGGCTCCCAAAGAACACGAGTCTTTACGTGTCTTGGTTCACCTCTTGGATCGTCATTTACGAAATCACAATGCTCTGTAATGAGCCAAGCCACATCACCGTTTGCATCAAAGCACCAATCAACAACCTGGTTTGGGTGATAATGGCTCCAGTATGGGCGTATATTCAACCCCATCTTGTCGGATACAGATAAGACAATAGGCCGGCCATTTGCATCTACAGGTGGAGCTGGCCCATCAACACTCACCCATGTCCATCCACAACAGTCTATTGCCTTAGAGACTCCACCCCAGAACTGATTGATGCCTACACGAGACCTTGTGACATCAAGAGCAAAGTCTACGTCTATCCCTTCCCTGACAGGAGGAGTTCCAAACACAAACTCCTTCTTCTTCTCGATCGCTCTACCACAATGGTTGATAAGGTGAGCTCGATCAACACGACCAGTAACGTTGTGCTGTACAAATTGACTTTCAGGAGCGAAGAAATCTTTGTCACCTTCAGCAGATGACACTTTGACAAATGATGCTGATCCACTACCAATGGCCTTTTTGGATCGACCAAAGAAAGCTATGCTTGCCTCAGCAGGGAACCGCGACAACCTCTCTAAGACGTACTCCCTCCCACCCCTTGCAGCAAGCATGTTGATGAATATTTGACACTCCCTCTTTTTCAGAGTAGGGTGTTTTCTCTGAGCTAACAGCTCTCTTAGAGTTCGTTCTGGCATGTCGCCATCCTATTTAGCGCATTATAGCTGCTGATCCTGTCCCCTTTCCATAAGACATGTACCAAACTAAGGCAGCGCTGTCAACAAAATCATCATGATTTCCATCAGGAAATTCAGAAAACCACTTGACAAACTCTGTATTCCATGGGGCTTTCAGTATATGGAAATTGCCGTATTCCATAGGAGCCTCCATCACAGAAGCCTTCTCTTCCTTGTCACCTGGAGGAGTTAGCTTCTTGACAATACGCCTGCCAGCTATCAATGCCTTCAAATTGTTGTACGTGTCCTTCTGAGATCCAAAGCCTTCGATCCCAATCGGCACATGCTGTCCATCCTTTTTCATTGTGTCAATAATTAATTTGTCTCTCTTAGGAGCTTCCTCTTGACAATACACAACGTCTTTAATCCAGAATTCGTTTCCTGTCTCTTTTTTTACTGCCAACCCTAGAGTCCCTACTGTGTAATCCGGGTCATCACCAGACCTATCCTTAGAGCTTGACGCTAGATCCCACACTCTCACGTATCGCCCTGCTGGGAACTTGCTTAAGTCGTCGTGCACCACAATATCGTCTACCGAGAACCTGTTTCCACCCTCTATGGTTGGGTTACAGTCAAGATTCGCTGCTGCAAGCTTGCCTTGAGATGCATACTGCATACGATACCAGCTCTCAGGGTACAACTCAGGGAACAAATATGGCCCATCTACCCCTCCAGCTGGGAATTTCACTACTTCAAACCTTGGAAAGTCTGGCTCTTCAGCCATAAGCTTTGTCAGACGTCCAGCCAGATCATCTACATGCCACGGCGTTGCTGTGATGATTACGATATGTCTATTGGCAAGACGAGACATCAGGTCCACACTGAAAGCATCCCATACCTTGTTCCTTATGGTACGACTTCGAGCCTCTGCACGATTCTTACAGTAGTCGTCAATAACAAGGAGGTGTGCACCCTTTCCTACTGCGGTACCACCCAGGCCAACAAAGTTGAGACTGCCAGTGCTTTCTCCTACAGACCATTCAGAGATGTTATCTTTTCCTTTAGCTGGCAAGAGACCAGGGTAAAGCTCTTGATACTCATCAGAACGGATAATCCTCTTACAGTCCTTTGAGAATCCCTCTGAAAGACCGCCTCCGTAAGCTGTCATCAGAACATTGACATCATCATTCTTTGTCCTGCCAAGGAAGTAAGGAGGAAGGGCGCGGCTTACTATGTCAGACTTACCATGTCTGAACGGCACTTGAATAAGCAGATAAGTGGACTTGCCTTCTTGAAAATCATCTACTGCCTGAGTGATTCTCTCACATATCTCTCTTGTATGACGTCCAACTTTGAGAACTTCTGGATACCACCATACCCAGCTAAGGAATTCGAACAGCTTTGCTCGTGACTCATCTTTGGCGGAGTCGTATTCGAGCCTCTCAATCAAACTGTCTACTTGACTGAGAACATCTTCAGCATTTCCAGACAACTGTACACCATGATTCACTACGCATTACTGTCCGTCTATGACAACATCGATGGTCTGAAGTCTGTCAACATCATTGCCTATGTTTAACTGATTCATGATTCCATCAATACATTCTGAATAATTGTCTTCAATCCACACGAGATAAGCGCCAATAACATCAAGAACAAGATGTCTTGCATTTTTGACCGGTAAGACACCCCTGCTCTGATACCATATCCAGAAATCCTTTTTAACTCCTGTGATATCTTCTACAGGAGTTATGCCTATTTGATATCCAGCATCTTCGCCAGAGTATACGTCCCTCTTAAGAATCAGGAATCTAATCCCTGTGCATTGGTATAGAATCTCAAGATCTGATACTACCTTCATAGTTGCACTCCATATAGTTATGCATCTTGTGTAGTGAGTGATTTGATATCGGCTATCAATCTGTCAAGGTTAACATCATCAATATTTCCGTGATAGAAAGCTGGAAGACGAGATGCTATGTCTTTATCTGGTTTTGATACCCACTGCTGAGACGACTTAAAAAGCTTGCTACGCTCGTCTGATGTAAGCTGTAGAACTTTTGCCACCTTCAACAGGAGAAGTAAATCACAAGGTGGAGGGTTAATATTTAGTTCAACCTTAGACCAGTATTGAGCAGGGATTTTAAGCTCCTCGCAAAAATAACGCAGAAGAATGCGCTTTTCCTTTCTGAACTGTTTTACCGTGTCTCCGAATGGGATGCATGCCATATAATCACTATCCTATATCAAGACTCATCTCAACCTTGACTCAGGCAAACAGCCCGATCCGCCCAAAAGAAGATAATAGAAGCATCCATGATGCTCATCCCAAAAAACTCTATCTACAACGCATGGACCATAATCTTCAGGATATTCTCCTGAACCAGTTTTCATCCACACTTCTTGCCCTGGCTCAAATTTAGCCTTAAACTTATTATCAATCTTCACCATCTTCTCCCATTGTAGCAGCACGAAGTTTCTTTAACTCAGCAAGAAGCTTCTCACGGTACTCAGGATCATTTGTGATGTGGTCGTCATTAGAAGTCATATGAACAGACTCAACAGGCTTACCGAACACCCTGTCATGAAAGTCTTTTATGGCAGGCCAATAAGCATCAGCAATCAAGTCAAGATGACGGCATACAGCGTACTGCTCAGCTGTTACCTTAGTACCGTCATCAAGGTAGAATGTCCTCTGCTTCTCTGGAAGACTGGCCAATATGTTTTTGAATACCTGCCTCTTAGGTCGCCCAGTACCCATAGGCTTATGACCCTTCTTCCATGTGCCGTCAGGATTCCTGTCCACGAGCTTACTGTGCTCGGACTGCTTCTGAGCGTCTAACGTCCCTTGATCTACTTCGTTAGCAATCATTCCATACTCCATACGTTGGTGTTAACAGCGACTTTAGACGATGTATAAATCTACGAGAGGGAATCCACCGGAGAATTAAAGCTTCATCCCTCTCCTTAGTAGCGCGAATGTCTAGGCCAAGAGGATTACCTATTTTCGCGCGATTCGTGCCCATGCCAAACTTGTCTGTAAATTCTTTCTCCATATTTCTAACTATACCAGAGATTACATATCTGTCAAGTTAAGTATCTTTATTCAATTTCATCAGGCATAGGCATCCAATGAGTGAACTTTGACTGCCTCCACACCATTGAAGGCTTAACCATCCACACTCCATCTATAGGCTTTGCCGTAACTGGCCTATCAAGAGAGCGATCCTTGACCACTATCCACCTGTCCATCAATGGCTCAGGATATTCTTTCTCTACATCAATCCACTTGCTTTTTGTACTCATCATTCTCCTTCTTTCTCATTTCCATGTCACACACAAGCTCTCTTAACAACTTTGAGTCATAAAGCCTTACTGCTAACCCATTGTCGAACCGAACAACCCATGCAGATATTGTTGAATACATATCTTCCACAACTGCTCCGTACATGAGGCTGAATACATGATCATCTATCTCTTCTTTTAGGAGATTCTCGTATTCAGGTGGAGATGTCCAATTTCCAGGCATTATATTAAAATCTTGGCAACCCGCGTACCGAAACCGAAACAAACCTGCCACTTGGTTATGTTAATTTTCTGATACACGGGCTGCCTAGTAGTACTTCCCACTCACACGCTAAACATAACATATGATATCTGATAGTCAACAACTTAATCACTTTATTCTCTAACATACACTGAACTACCATCTAAACGACTATCCCTATACTGATACGAATCCAGATCAAACCACAGCCGTATTGAGCCCTCCCAGTCACCGTTTCTTTGCTTGCTGCATTTGACAACAGCATCAGACTGCTCTAATATTTCCTCAGGTGGAGCTACACCCCTGAAGTTGCATTCCTGTATTGCTTCTTCCTTCACTTTATTTCGCCAAACTGAGAAAACGTTGTCGACCATGTCCGTAGCAGCTCCCGTGCCTTTTACGTCTAACTTGCCAGGAATTCCTTTTTCTGACTCACCTTTACGCGCATGTGCAACAATATGCACGTGAGAATTGGTGTCTTTTGCAAAGTCTGATGCTTTATCAATAAAAAACTTCTGTCTGTTGTAATCATCTTCTCTCATTCCACATTTTGCGAGAGAATCTACTATGAATTGCTTACAACCGTATCTCATATATGCGTATTCGAAAGCGTCCCATATGTCTTTTGACTTGGATGATCCACGGACATCGAACAGGAATATACCACCTGTAATCCATTCTAAGATTCCATCCAATGTCTTGTTGGACATTTCTGATGCTCCGGCTATCTGTCTGTAGACTCTTGTGAGGTGTGTAACTGGCTGCATCTCTCCTGAGAACACGCACCAAGAGTATCCTTGAGACAGGCCATCAACCATGACGTGATCAAGCAGCATTGACTTGCCGTGTCCATTGATTCCTGTCCATATTGACACTTCGCCTTCTCTGAACCTGACTTGCTGGTGTGTCGTATACCATGGAAGCTTCATCCCTTCTGGTTCATCAGACAGCCCTCTTATCCTCTCAACAACCTTTTCGTGGTATGTCTCTGCTGCTGTGAGGTTCTCTATGTCTTCAGTGTCAGCCTTCTTGATATAACTGATCAGATCGACATCTTTCTGAAGGCATTCGTTCGCATCCTTGTGAGGGAGCTTGACGATGTAACATCTGTGTCTGCCAAGCCTTTGAATCAACTCTTTCTTTGCCTCCTCACCAGGCTCATCCATATCCATTGACAGGTATATGCGCTTGAACTGCTTGAGAGCATCGAAGTCATTCTTGATCCAGTTGTGTTTTCCTCCCTTTCCACCACCGAATGGCAGAGATACGGCGTTGATCCCTGATGCGTGGTACGACATGGCATCTATCTCACCTTCAGTGATGACTATTTCATCAGCGTCCTTGGGAATTGTCTGCCAGCCAAATAATATTGGGGTGGGTCCCTTGTTTGTGTATGGGTTCCTCTTGCCTTCCGGATCCTTGTACTTGACCATCCATAGCTTGCCCTGCTTCTCATAACGGAATAGGCACATACCGGTTTTGTCGTCATACCCTACGTCATAAGCCTCTATTGTCTTGAGAGGTATCCCACGTGAGTTCAACCAGTCTTGAATAGGTGTACTCTCTGGAGGTTTGGCTTCAGGAGCCTGCTTCATAGGCTTTGATGGTGTAGGTACCGGCTTAAACATGACCGGATCTATGTGAGAGTCTCTGATTCCACAGAAATCCTTCGCCCAGTCTACAGCTTCCTTGAAAGAGATAGAGTTGCACTCCTTTACGAGCTCAAGAACATCTCCTGACTGACCTGTAGCAAAATCAGACCATACACCTACACGATTCCCTCTGAGAACAACTCGCATTGAGCTTCCGCCACCACCGTCAACTCCTCCACACACCCATTCATGGCCTTTGACAGATCCTCCAGGCAATAATGACGAGCATAAGCTATCAATATGACCACAAAGGATGAGCTTCAGCTGCTCTGCATCCATAAATTTCTCCTGTCGCCGGGGCACCGGCTTTAATTTCAACCAAACTCTTCAAACCAACTGTTTAGATTCATACTCTACATTGACTTACTCATGATGTAAAGAAGAAGTTACTAGATAAGTAGATATCACTTGTAACACACCTATATGATATGGCCTGAATTTGTCTCTCCAGAGACACAGCTTATGAGCAATGTTATAGTTTAGCGTTGACAGAGGTTTTCGAGGTTATTACCCTCAAGCGAGACGCCATAGCGGCGAGCCGAGTTACTCTTCTTTTTTACTCTCAACACGTAAGTGTTCTCATAGAACGGGTTGACCTCAACTTACGGCCGACTTCCGCGTTGCCGGCGTCAACCCAACGAATTGAGCAGCCTGCATGTTCTCGCAGGCGTAGCGTCAAAGACGCAGCCTGACTCTAACTTAATTAATGACGCGCGCGCGAGGGACACTTTTCTCAATCTTTTTCACTCTACTCCTTGATATACGTGATATATATGATATGATGGGTATATGAAAGTGAGAATAGGAGAGCATAATGAGAACGACTAACGGACTTCCGTATCCGAGCAGAGAAGATTTCGAGGATTTCATACGCTACATGATGGATAATGTAGATGATATAGATGAGAAGACTGCTGGATGGGATATTTCCACAAACACTGGAATTCAGTTCACGATCTATGAAAGCAATCACTTTGCAAATCTTGTGTCCAAGTGGAAGGAGGAGCGTGAAGGTGAAGAATGATATCAATATCGATTGCACTCGACTGTTTGGTACTGTTGAACTGTTCTTCAATATAAGGCCATTCCCCTCACTGGAGGAGGTCCCTGAAAAGCGTCACAGACTTAGAGAGTCACAGAATAGACGCTACTCAAGAAACAGGTTCAGGAATGTACTCAAGAAGAGAGGTTACTGCATGACAGACCTTAGAAGAGTGACAAAGGCTGGCGTCAAGTACAACGAATGGATAGACGAGTTGACTTTTCTTGACAAAAACCTGCCAAAAAATATGTCAGTAAAGGCTGTTTTCATTCCTTTTGTTAATGAGTTAAGACTTTCTCACCTATGCGTGAGAGCTGAAAACGAGATACCTGAAAGGGATTACGAACCATGGAAAATCCACTGCAATACACCTTAGTTAAGATGGCTCATGATAGAGGCTGGTCTATCAATAGGATGGAATATGAGATCAGCAAATACATATCTGAGAAACGAAAGCTCCCAAGGCCAAATGTTTTTGCTCACTTTGATCAAGCAGGGCAAGTGATCCAGTCATATCCTGGCCTAAGAGGGAGCTGTGTTTGGACAGTTGAAGATGTCAAGGAATTCATAAAATATTTCAACGAAAAATACGAAACAGGAGAAAATTAACATGAAAGAGAAAGAGCGAGTTCAAGGTTTATACATGGGAGGCGAGATGACATACGGAACAGTTGAGATTAATGGCCGGGAATACACATTGACATCTGAGAAAAAGATAGTTGCCACGTATTCAGAAGGGCAACACGTCTATGAAGCTAATGTGCAGGCTCCTGACGGCGTTAGGTATCAAGCCAGATGGAACATAGTCCAATGCGGAGATGACGACACTCTCCACGATTTCAAAGTGTCCAGTGAACTATACGAAGAACAAATAGGAGAATGATATGAACTTCATATTCAAATCAATAGGCTTCTTCTGGAAGCTGTTAGTAGCTGCAACAATAATTGGCGGACTTGTTGGCCTGGTCTTAATCACTATAGCGTGCCCGGTTCTATTACCGGTAACATTGATCGCTGCTGTAGTCCTAATCGGAATGGCGTGCATACGGATATGAATGGATTTCTTGTAACATTTGAGGGCATCGACTGTGCTGGGAAAAGCACACAGGCTAACCGTCTGTACACATTGCTTCGTGACGCAAACGTACCATGTCTACTGGTTAGAAATCCTGGAGACACAAATCTTGGTTGTAAAGTAAGGCACATGGTGAAGCATGATCATATGCAGCCCACATCTCGTATGTTTCTGTTCGCAGCTGCGCTTAATGACTTGTGTAAGAGGCGAATTAAACCAGCTCTTGATGAGGGGAAGATCGTTATTTGCGACAGGTATACTGATTCATCTTTTGCATACCAAGTAGCAGATGCTGAAGAGGATTTTGGATATGAAATGTTTGTTGAGAACGTGAACAGACACGCATCAATGAACATGATCCCAGACATAACGTTCCTTTTAGATATTCCTGAAGACGAGATGCGAAGAAGGTTAGGGATGAGAATGGATGAGCAAATGGGTAAAGAGGATATTTTTGAGTCTAAATCAAATACATTCTTTAAAAAAGTAAGAGAAAACTATGCATATTTAGCATCAACCAATGACAATATTGAGAAAATAGATGCTACTGCAAGTCGAGATGATGTAGCGCAGCAGATATGCGACGTTTTCTTGCAAAAACACAACGGAAGGGCAATACAATGGAACAAGCCGACACTAATGCTAGAGAAGATGTAAGCAAAGAAAATGAAGAGCTGAGTAAAGAAGAGATTATTGACCAAATCAAGAAGTTTGTACTTGGCAACGCCAGACCTACGTCTCTAAAGAACGCTCCAGCCAAGAATGATGCAAAGAAGATCGACAGGCGTCGTGTAGATGACGATAAGAAGTACAAGGGTCGATGCATGTACATCAACGATACGATGTGGAAAAGGTTAAAAGAGATCTCTATTGAGAGAGGTATCTACTCAAGGTCATCAGTTGTTCGAGCAATGATTCAGCAACACCCTTGGTTCGCTAAGAAAGCAGAAGAAGAAGCTAAAAAAGAAGAGGTTGAATAATGAAAACGATTCCTAAAGGATATTATCCACCATTTGAAGAGATGATGGATTCATTTGATGACCTTGAAGGATACATTGACTTCTATAGCAGCGATCCATTGAGACCAAGGCATTTTCTCGGCGTTATAGATTTCGAAATAGACAGATGCTGTGAACGTCTATGTCTAAGCAAAGGTCGTCTGATAGCTCTTTACAACCAGATAAAGCAACGTCCTATCCCGTGGGGGTGTTGCGCTCTACGAGAAGCCGGCACGGAACCCAGCCAATGAATGGATGGTAGTGATTCCAGCCAGAACCTGGAACGTACTTGAATTGTGGCCGGCCCTTTTTGTTGCTCACAGTCTTCCCGCAATGGTTGCAATACCACTTAGACGTCCTGTCCCTATATAGATCTATACTCGAATTACCCATGTCTACCTCAATCGATTATCTTGTTGATGGACACCCACTCGATGAAGCTCCACAGAAGCTCTGTGTCTGATGTCATCCACTCTCCTGTTCCAGCCTTAAACACAACGTCATTGCTTTCGTTGATGTATGCCTCTGGGCTCATGAAGTACTCTTTTGCTGCAGACTCTAAACTGTCCCCAGGTTCAAAGATCCCCTGCTCCCTCAGCAGCCCGCCGATTTCCTTTCTGGCTTCCCATTTTTTCATCTTAATATCCTCTTGTTAGTTAGTTATTGTTCCTATCACTACTATATAGTAACCTATACACAGGATATTGCAAATAAAAAAACTTTTTTCTTGAAGAAAGTGATATTGGATATATATTGGTTACAAGATGAACGAAAAACCTAACAGAAAGAGGATAAAATGAATCCAAATGACGTAATACTACTAGTGTTCTTTGCAATCTACATACCCGTATGTTTGCTTCTGGCAAAGGTAATGTTTGGCCTTGGGAAAGAACGAAGCCTGATAGATAGATGGGAAGATATGGAGAACAAGCACCGCCAGAGCAACTCATGGGAGTTCTTCGAATACGAATCAGATACAAAACAAGAAAAGGGTAGCGACAATGAGTGAGGACGATAAAGGAGCTTTAGAACCAGTATCGTACACACCAATAGGTAGCGAAGTAGAGATATTACTTGACGCAAGAGAAATGTGTGAACACCTGTCTCCTAAAGGCCACCATTCAAGGCAGCCTACAAGAAGGGAAGTGAAGCAGATGTTTGGACTATGCGCCTCACGCCTCCTTGACCCATACGCTGGTGACGTCTACTGGATATTCGACAACGGCAGGCTTCAGCCATGTGTCACGTATCATGCTTTAGCTGTAAGAGCTGATCTACATGAAGACTTTCAAGGTATTCGGTCTGGTCTAATAACTACATTGAAAGACTCAAACACTGGACTTCTGGACTATACGGAAGGATCGATTTACATTGAAGAGCATTACAGAATTGTAGGAGCTTGGGCTAACGGATACAGGAAGAGCTGGAAGAAGCCTCGTAAGATATCCATGAGATTGGCAAGTAGAATCCAGGACACTATGTTTTGGAAGAAAGACCCTGGAGGAATGATCATCAAATGCTGTGAAGCTGCTCTGTATAGAGCCATGTTCCCGTCCGTGTGTGGTGGATGTTACATAAGGTCTGAGATGTTCACAAGTAAGCCAAATGCTCCCATCGGGGTATCTAAAAAGAAGTCGGAGCTGATCAATGTATGATGAAATGACAGAGGAGCTCCTATACAGGCCAAGCAACATTTCAAGAAGAGCTGCATGCCCAGGATCAGCAGAGGCTGAGAAAGGTATTGAAGAGAAGAAAACTGAGGCGGCGCTAAGCGGAGACAGAGTCCATGACGCTTTAAAATGCCATTTCAGTTCATTCAATACAGAATACGGGCATGACGAAATAACATGTCTTGATGAGAGAGAAACAGGAGTCTATCAGAGATTCTCTAATCGTGTTGAAGAGGTGATTAAAGGTTACGTTCGCACGCCATCCATACATCCAGAGATCAACATTGACCATCCAGTTCACGGTGGAACTATAGATCTTTTGGTTGAGTTTATGGGCAATTGTGGTCTTGCTTTAATCTTTGATTACAAAACCTTTTGGGGTGAGCATTCTCCTGCATGGAACAATCTTCAGATGATGACATATGTTCACAACGTGTTCTGGAAGAATCAAGACATCATGGAAATCCATGCTTACATGTTCTCAGCAGGCAACAAGGAAACACCTGTCGAAACAATGACTGTGTACAAGAGATCAGACTTTGCAGCTATTTCATCTCGTCTTGAAGACATAGTGACCGAGTCGAGTCGTCCTGGAGCTAAGAGAATACCATCAGTAGAAGCATGCAAGTACTGCAAAGCTTTTGGAAACCCAAACAAATGCCAAGAATCACTAAAATGCGATGTCAATATGAAGGATGTAGAGAAATTGAAGAAGCTAACCATAACACCAAAGATAGCAGAAGAGATCAAAGACACATACAATAAGCTAAAACTTGCTGAGAAAGCCAAGACAGCCCTCGGTGACTGGATGAGGGATCAGCTAGGATATGACGAAAACGCATTCCACGGATATGTATCTATGAGAGAAGGAAACAAGAGAAAGGTTGAGAATAAGGACATTAGCAAATCTGAGATATACCGAGTCCTGTACTCTGCTGAGTTAATAACTATGGATCAATTCGATGAGCAGTGCAGGCCAAATATCAAAGCTCTGATCGACCAGGCATCTGAGAATCTTGCTGCACGTGATGGGCTGACGGATAGCAAAAGCAAAGAAAAGGTGATGAGAATTCTTCTTGATAACGGAATAATGAGCATAAAAAGGAACAGGCCAACATTGCAGGTGAAGAAATAATTGAATTAATATGACAAACGGCACGCATTATGCTACATTTACCTGGTAACACGATAACACATAACATGAAAAGGATAAGATAATGAGCAAAGAAGATATCACAAATGAAGAAGTTGAGAAGTACATAAAGTGGATGCTTGAAGACACAACAGTCATTAGCGTCAATAAGAGATTCGGAGAGTGGACAGCAACCATGCGAACCGGTCTTTCAATCAGCATAGGATCAGATGAGAATGTTAAAGATCAGATCCTGAACCAACGAACAAAGGGATCGATATGAAACAACATTCATTTGCTATTGCAGTAAAAGAGATTGATTTCTCTGAACAGGGTGACGAGATGGGTGGGAACATCATACAGACGCCTTCCGGAAAAGTCCTGTACATAGTCAAAGACACTTACAAGAGCGGATACTGTCTTGGATTAGAGGTTAAGACATCAGAAGCTGGACTTGTTCCAGACCCAAACAGCAAGGATCACCTTGTCAAGGTCTACAAGAGATGGAAAAGCGTTTACAAGATAGTGAGAAGTCGTGACGACCTGTTTAAGTACCGTCTATTCAAGATGACAAAAAAGATCAAGGACTACTGGAAGTCTGGAAAGAAACTTGAATCATGCAACGATTATCTTGCAGTTGGTGATAGCAAGTGATTCCTTACTCTCTTTGAAGAAGACCTTCTAAGGACACTAAACACTGCTCCTATGTCTGGAGTAGGAACACGTGCACCTTTAGACCGAAGGTTCCACTCAACGCTGATACCATACATCTGGCAGTCACCTAAAGTGATGTTCCTTTTGAGGCCTGAATCGTAGTCTTTCCAAATAGGATGAGAATAGAACACAGGTATCCACCAAGTACTAGGATCAGTTATCTTAGTCTTAAGAATGCGAGGGTTGAAATGAAGGAGTATGCCGCACACTTCTCCGAACATGGCTCTCTTAATCATGAAGTCATACTGCCTTTTCTTCAGCTTATCCTCATTCAAAGGCCATGAAGCACCAGAGCATGTCTTTGCATCAAAAACAAATCCCCTGCCATCATCAAAGCTTCCAAAGAAGTCAGGGTAGCTTGAGATTGGTATGTGCTCTGGCTTCTGTCCTTTAACGTAACGTCGAGACACCTGGACACCCATAGGATCAATACAGTACATGCCAGCAGCCTCATCAGACCTCCCTCTGGCTAAGACAAGCTTTTCAAACCTATCCCAGGTGTATTTCCCGTCTGACTCAGTCAGCGTTTTCTTCTTCTGTTCCATGCATACCTTCTGGTAGCTCCATTTTCATTACTTCATCACATATCTGACCATTAGCAACCGCTCTCAAAGCATCATGCATAGCATTGACACAATGAACCATAACCAACGGACGACTGATTAAGTAGTGATCACACAATTCGTCTAACTTCACACCGGTCTCTTCATCCACAAGAACTTTGAGGTTCCTCGGATATTCGAGTTTTTTCTTGCGTTTCATAGATGGATAATCTCATTAGTTACTATATGAGTCAATGCTTGTAACTAATTAAAATAACTTTTATTCTTGATACTAGATATACATGTGGTATCATTTAACTAACAAAAGAAACAACAAAACAAGGATACATAACATGAGTGATAGATTCGAAGTAAGCGGAGAGATTAAGAGAATTGGCAAGGTGGAGAACATAAGCAACCAATTCTACAAACAGTCATTTCTTATAGAGTCTCCAGGCCAATACCCGAAGATCTATAAGTTCGAGTGCCATAGAGAAGATTGCAAGATGTTAGATTCTATGGCTGTTGGTGACAGTGTGGACGTTAGCTTCAACATAAGATGCAACAAGTCACAGAAGGGTGTTTACTTCACCAACCTGCAAGCATGGAGAGTTAACAAGCTATCAGTTGATGATAGGTCTGAACCAAGCTTTGCTGCTGTTGACTCAAAACCAAAGACACGTGCTGAAGAAGCATTTGAAGATACTGAGGAGTGCCCGTTCTGATGCCGTTAAACTCTTCTCAAACAGCAGAACGTTTTAAAGATGTAGCATCTTTGTTTGACATATTTATTTCTGAGATAGGAGACCTCGGGAAAGAATTTGTGATAACCAAGGAGCATTTTTCAGTCACGTCTCAAGAAGATTATTACGGAGCTGCATCAGTAGAAATAAATATTAAGATAGCACTTATACCACCAAGGGATTAACAAATATGACACCATTTACCATGCGCCTCGTGCGATCAATCTTAAGCTATGACTCCAGCATAACTGACGAACAGGTCCACGAGGTCATGGAATTGGTGACAGACATACAAAAGAAGAATACAGAAGAATTTCATGACAAGAAAATAACAGACAATAACATTAAAAAGAAAGAGGGAAAATAATATGGAAGAAGAAGAATATAAAAGTGTGAAAGTAGGGGTTCATTACAGGGATCAGAGAGTAAAGGCTGACAAGAGGAGAAATACGACATCACTTCCAGAGCTCACAAGGAAGCTGTTGAATATGGAAAAGAAGGTCACTGGCCCAGATCCAACCAAAAGATCAAAACTTTGGAAATACTATAAGTACACGATCGAGCTCCAGTACGGCTATAGACACGACTGCGAAGACCAGGACGTTATGATTTACCAGGAAGACGCACGTTGGTGGGTAAAATGCTACAGACACTTTATGTCCCAATCTTACCTTGGACTAGACGAGTTGATAGACCTTGCTGGACTTCCAGAGAAGCTAAACAAAGCCAAAGTCTATGATGATTAAGGAGAATTCAAATGACTGGAACAATACCTCAAATAGATATCTTATCAAACGAGCTCAGATACCAGTTCAAGTGCATCCTTAAAGTCAAGGAAATGTACGAGAAGAGGAAGAAGGAAGACACTCACTCTGGGAGATACATGCCATGTATATCAGATGAGTTTATTGAAGAAGTCTCTGCTCTTGCTGACGTAGTTGCAGGACGTCACCTTAACAAGTGGGCTGATTCCTTTCCCTGTTACAACAAGATGATATGGGAGGATGAGTACAGGGTACTTGATGGCTTGGTGAAGATCTGGGAGGACAATGCCAGGAAGCTTATATCTGACTGCATAGATGAGGTTGAGACATGAGCATCACTAAAGAACTCATCAATCAAGTCAACCAAGTCAATCTTGAGCTCTCAAGCCTCATTCAGATCAAGAACATCTATGAGTACTACGAGATAATTGACGAACGAATACCAAATGAGGTTATCGATGTGATCATAGCTCATGCTGACTACGTGATGAAAAGAGACGCTGTGTCATGGTTCCACTCAATAGGTAATGACCAAGAATTTTGGTGGCACAAAGATGAGGTCATTCACGACGTGACCAATGTTTGGGCTGCAAACGCTGAGCTTCTACTTAAGAAAATCAAGGATATGAGAAAATAAAAGGGATAGCAAAATGAGCCAAAAGATATGCATGCAAATGCTTGAAGACATACACCTGGAGCTATACAATATCATGGAAATAGTAGACGGAGAAACAATAGAACACATTGACCATCCTGATTTGTATAATAGACTATTTAAAGTCTACAGCTCGCTCTTTTCTGTCAAGATGCTAGCTGGCAAAGGATTATGCTTAAAAGACAGAGACAAGTAAATACGACACAAACAATCAGCAACAACACATCATTCATTGGGAGGACCTTAAGATGAAGAAAATAG